TGGGGTAAAACAAGCTGTAGTATGCACACCGGTCATAAGGCGGTTCTTAATGACGAGTCTGACTGGATCAGGCTGGAAACCCACCATGATCCGATTGTTGACAGAGGACTGTTTGAAAAAGCGAACAGACTACATCCGAAAAAATCCAGAGGTGTTGCAGAAACAAGAACCAATTATACACTGGCAAGACGAAAGAAACAGCCAGCACTGATGCTGTGTGCACATTGTGGTCATTGTTTGGTAAGAGAAACGGAGCATCTACTGAAATGCTCGGATGGGCGTACCAGCGGTGATCATGTCTGTCGAAGCTTGGTGGTCAGACGTGAGCCAATGGAAAAGCATATCCTGGAGCTTGTTCATCTGTTTGCATCTTCCATGATGGAAAACCGGAAAGTTGTTGAATCAAAGAACCAGAGCAAAGATATGGAGACGAATGTTGCAGAATTATTGAAACAGAGCCGCCAGTTGTCTTCTGAAAAAATGAAACTTTATGATGAGTACAAAGATGACCGTATTGACCGGGAATCCTACAAGCAGAAAGCGGAAAAGATAGGCAGACAGCTGGAAGAAATCAGGCGAAAAATAACAGAGTCTGAACGTAATGCAAAGTTGCTTGAGCAGGACTTCTTGCAACAGACTATGAGAAAGGTGAAATCGTCTCTGAATTGAAACTTGGGAAATCTCAGGGATATGATGTAATCAAAAAAGCACAGGCTTTTGCGAAAGAGTTGTATAATAGATAGAATAGAGGGGATCCGTAATATCGCACGAATAGTATGGATCCCCTTCTACTACAATATAAATATGGTTAATATCCCTTACAGCCAGTAAGGAATTATCCATCTTGTTGCTTAAGCTGTATAATGATGGAGCAATAGGTATGTCGTCCCCTTTCTTGGACTTCGCGTCCGTAATTAAGACTGATAACCAGCTCCTCATTCGCAGCGTTCGTTTTATGCAGGTTGAATCGCCATAGGCGCATTCGTGTCACACCACAGTAGATTGAATAGGCAATGAGTAAAACTGGTACTTATCCATTTCCAAGAGGAAGGATTTAAATAATTCCCAACCGTATCTTCAGGAATACTGTAACTTGTAAAATGCTCTGGATGATATTTGCGAAGCCAACTGGAGATACACAACCAAATCGAAAGTTGTTTGATGTAATGACAAAGGGTTCTGGTGATAGCCGAATGCAGCCACTTTATTTTCTGATTACAACTGCCGGAACGGATACGAATAGTATTTGTTATGAAACTCACCAAAAGGCAAAGGATATTTTGGAAGGAAGAAAAATCGATTCAACATTTTATCCAGTGATTTATGGTGCGGATGAAGATGATGATTGGACTGACCCTGAAGTATGGAAGAAAGCAAATCCATCCTTAGGTGTTACAGTAGGAATCGATAAAGTAGAAGCTGCATGTGAGTCAGCAAAGCAGAATCCGGGAGAAGAAAATGCTTTTAGACAGCTTCGTTTAAATCAATGGGTAAAACAGGCAATACGCTGGATGCCAATGGATAAATGGGATGCATGTGCATTTCCAGCAAATGAAGACAGATTAGAAGGCCGTGTGTGTTATGGTGGTTTGGACTTATCCTCCACCACAGACATCACGGCTTTTGTATTGGTATTTCCGCCAGAGGATGAAGATGATAAGTATGCCATTTTACCAAACTTCTGGATTCCGGAAGAAACCTTGGAACTGCGAGTACGAAGAGATCATGTTCCATATGATGTGTGGGAGAAGCAAGGGTATCTCATGACTACGGAAGGTAATGTTGTTCATTATGGATTTATTGAAAAGTTTATCGAGAGCCTTGGGGAAAGATTCAATATTCGTGAAATTGCATTTGACCGTTGGGGAGCTGTGCAGATGGTTCAGAACTTGGAAGGTATGGGATTTACCGTTGTTCCTTTTGGACAGGGATTCAAAGATATGAGTCCGCCAACGAAAGAGTTAATGAAACTGACATTAGAAAAGAAGCTGGCTCATGGAGGACATCCTGTTCTTCGCTGGATGATGGATAATATTTATATTCGCAATGATCCGGCAGGGAATATTAAAGCGGATAAGGAAAAATCTACGGAGAAAATTGACGGTGCTATTGCAACTATCATGGGATTGGATAGGGCGATTCGATGTGGGAATGATGTCACGGCATCTGTTTATGATGAGCGTGGTATTTTATGGATTTAACCAGGCATAGATTCAACTGTTGAAGCACAAAATATAATATATTTATAAAGTGCTTGCGGATAGATTGCAATGCGCAAGCACTTGTGATAAGATATAGTTGAAGGAGGCGAGGATTATGGCAAGAACAGCAAATGTATTCGCACGTGTTGAGCCTGAAATCAAAGAACAGGCAGAAAGCATATTAGACCAGTTAGGGATTCCGATGTCAAATGCAGTGGGCATGTTTTTAAGACAGATTGTATTGCAAAAAGGAATTCCATTCGAAATGAAATTACCAAGAACCGAGCCATTAGCATATGGTTCTCTTACAAAAGAGCAGTTTGATAAAGAGATTGAAAAAGGTATAGCTGATGTAAAGGCTGGCAGAGTTTACTCAGCAGATGCCATTGAAGCTGAAATGAAAAGAGATTTTGGATTATGATTTTTAATGTAGTCTATTCTTCTGAGGCGAGACAGGATTTAAGGGATATTTATGAGTATATTGCGTATGAATTGTTGGAACCGGACACAGCAGCCGGTCAGACCAACCGAATTATGAAAGCAGCACGTTCCCTTGAACAGATGCCTATGCGTCACCGACTTTATGAAGAAGATCCTTGGCATAGCCAGGGATTACGTTTTTTGCCAGTGGATAATTATTTGATATTTTATCTGCCAGATGAAACCAACAATATTGTAAATATTATCCGTATCATGTATGGTGGCAGGGATGTAAAAAGACAGTTAAGCGAAACAATCGAATAATAAAAGTATGGGAGCACTTATCAGTATGGTAGGTGCTTTTCTTATGCGCATTTTTAAGGAGGAATAAGAAAGATGGGAATTTTATCAGGAATTTTTAAATCAAGGGATAAGCCTCAGAATGCTACATCTGGCAGTGCATACCGATTCTTTATCGGTGGCAGTTCCAGTGGTAAGAATGTCAATGAGCGTTCTGCCATGCAGATGACGGCGGTTTACTCTTGTGTACGTATTCTATCTGAAGCAGTAGCGAGTTTACCGTTACATGTTTATAAATACAATGACGAAGGTGGTAAGGAAAAAGCGGTGAAACATCCGCTTTATTTTTTGCTCCATGATGAACCGAATCCGGAAATGACTTCCTTTGTATTCAGGGAGACATTGATGACGCATTTGCTTCTTTGGGGGAACGCGTATGCCCAGATTATTCGAAATGGTAAAGGTGAAATCGTAGCTCTGTATCCACTGATGCCGAATCGAATGACGGTGGACAGGGATGAGAAAGGTCAACTTTATTATCAATATAATACGAGCAAAGATGATGCGCCGACCATGAATGGAAGCATGGTGAATCTGAAGCCATCGGATGTGCTTCATGGTGCAGGAAAGCCGCTTGGTATCTTTGCAGAGGAAGGTGGAGCTCAGGTTGGTGTAACTACTGCAAGTGCAACAGAAATTACTGCCGATGAGATTATCAATCTTATTTATGCATTAAAACGTCCTTACCGTAAGAAAGCAAAATTTATTATGAATGACCAGACAATCGCTGTTCTCCGTAAATTAAAAGATGAAAATGGCCAGTACTTATGGCAGCCATCTTTACAGGCAGGAGAGCCGGACAGACTCTTAGGTTATGAAGTGATGACTTCTGCCTATGTTCCAGTAATCGCATCCGGTAAGCCTGTTATTGCTTTTGGTGATTTCAGCTACTACAATATCGGTGACCGTGGAGTTCGTTCTTTCGCAGAACTTAAGGAACTCTTTGCTGGAAACGGTATGGTTGGCTTTGTAGCTAAAGAACGTGTGGATGGTAAGTTAGTACTTGCCGAAGCAGTTCAGGTACTTAAGATGGGTGCCTAATCTAGGTGGTTTGATGGTGTCGGTTTATTCCGGCACCATCTTAAAACGCAACAAAATGTTGCTTGACAGAAAGGTGGTGGAAACATGGTAGTGACTCTGAATGAAATGAGAAATTATCTTCGTGTGGATGGGATTGTGCGTGGAATTCGTGCCTGTATTAGTAAAGTAAAAAATGCGGTAACGGATGTGGCGAATACGATTCGCTCTTACTTACATTTCTCTGTTCCGGATGAAGGACCGCTGACAGACTATGAAAGCTGGATGCCAGATTTTATGAATGGATTGGCAAAAGGGATTGAGAAAAGCAAGAGTATGGTCACAAAAGCTGTGGATGGCCTCGCTTCGGACATGGTCGTCAGTCCACAGGTGGCAACTGCGGGATATGCAAATAGTCGCAATACGACTATTTCGGCAGATAGCATAGCAGGAATCACATCAGCAATTGCAGAAGCTTTTGGAAAGATGAACGCTCAGAATGGAGATATTGTAATTCCAATTTATCTTGGCGGAACAATGCTTGATGAAATGATTGTCGATGCTCAGCAGAGAACGAATTTAAGAAGTGGAGGAAGGTAGCATGGCATTTTTTGAATATTTGAAATTTGACGGAACTGTACTTCCACTTCCTGATTCTTATGAAGTGACATTGTCGGCAGTGGAAGCAGACAGTAGTGGAGAGACGGAGGCAGGAACTGTACAAAGAGATGTGGTCAGACATGGTGTGGTGAATATCGCAGTGGCATTCTCAGTAACTGCTAAGTGGTTGAAGGCATTGACCGGGTATTCTAAAAAAGATAAGTTGTCTGTGGAATACTTTGATACAGAAACCGCTGAGATGAAGAGTACGGAAATGTATATTGAAGGGTTTAAGGCAATGTCATTTACTTAAGGGAATTCCTGACAAAATAGGGAATTCTCTTTTTTTCTACCAGTAACTCAAATTTTACTTGACAATACGTCAAATTTGTGCGGCTTTTTTCTGTTCAATGAATCAGAAAAAAGCCAATTAGTTAAGA